AATCTAAATAAATCAGCCTGTGTTATACCCTCGAACCAATTAGGCATCATCGGGTCATGCTTGTAGAATCTTTCGTATTGCTCCTTAGGTATTTTCCACTGGCTTTCATTATACTGAAAAGCCCAGTCCGTTCCAAATCTCTCTACCATCTTATCACGTGCCTCGCCGTAAGTTTCGGCTTCTTCAACGTGATAACAGTTGTGATGTTGAACGTCCCGAAAAGGGAATGTAAAATAATATCGTTCCATAATTATCTTTTTTTAGGTTTATTCTTTCGCTTTCTATTCCTTTTGTTGGCGTATGGCGTTGACCCACTACGACTCTTTTTAGGCGCACATACAACTCTATGCAGATACTCGTCCGCAACATTCGGTCGAATGATAAATGGGATATAGTCAGTAAATTGTTCCATAGTCAATATATTCGCTTAATAATTCCCCGTACTTAGTAGAGAATGAAGTTTCATAGTCTTTCATATATGGTTGATACACATCTATTCGACCTAAAACTTGTGTGTGTACATATCGCATCCACTTTGTTTTAAGTGGCGCATAATTTCTGTATGCTTTGCAAGCCTTTTTCACCTTGCGTGGAATAAATTTGCTCATAACTTTATCTCGTTTCGTTCTAATAATTTTCTGTAATACTCATTCTCTTCTTCGAGTTCGGTAATGATACCTTTTAGGCGTTTAATCTCATTATTGTATCTCTTACGCTCAAAACTTTCATAGGTGGTATTATGACAGGTGCAGAGTTCAATATCGTTACTTACAGCTACTGCCATACAGCCAGGGACAAGTACTTTGCCGACACCTTTAATCTTTTCGTAATGGCATTTCATAGCTTACAAAATAACGATGTCTTCGCCATCTCTTGTAACGCAAGATATACTACAATAGTCACCGACATCTCCATACTGATGCCGAATTTCAACGTCTCCATACTTTTCGTACATTTCTTGTAGTCTTTTCTGTAATTCTAATACTGTCATAACCCTAATGCTTGTTTAACCATTCTCCTATAGTGATTGTCGGCAGCTTGTTTTGCAAACGAAATGGATAGGGCGCTTGTGACAAAATGATAGTTACAATATACATTGAATTCTATCCCTGAAAATTCTATTTTGAAAGAAGCGCCAAGCGTATATGCATTAAGAGTTTCTTTGCCAAGATAATGCACTTGCCCCCACTCCAGCTCTGGTATATTCTCCACAATGCTCTCACGTCCAGCGTTGAAAGCTGCTTTGATGTCGTTTTCTTGAAAAAAAGGCATATTAGGGAAGTTGCCATCTTTGAAGTATAGTGCAGAACCCGACACTTTATCGAGGTATTCCTTTGCTAAATCATTTTGTTTCATCCACCATTTCTTTTAATTGACTTTTAAGTCTGTTATATATTTCCAAGCTTCTGTCAAGTTCTTTTTTTATCTCTCCCATAGCCTCATATTCTTCTTTCTGTCCAAGCAAGTGAAGCTGTAACCTTAAATGTTCGATATGAATACCAATAGCATTGAGATTACACCTTGTTATTGCTTCATTCAGCTCTCCGAAAGACTCATACATAGCCAATGACCTAAGTTCCATTCTTTTTAACCACCTGGATAGGGCGAAACAGATTATAGCCACTGCAGAGCAGTTTATTGCAAGTATTAAACCATTGATAAATATCTTTAATTCGTCCATAAACTTATATTTTATACGTGTGGGATAAATTTATCTGAACGCAAGAGTATAACCAACTTAAAAACACTATCGAAAAGATTCTTTTCCTTACATTCATAATTATAAGTTTGGCTTCCCCTTGTTATACAAAAATCTACAGAACCGCCTTTGTACCTTGAGATAAACAATGTTCCTGATGAAGGTATTAATTGTAATAGCGCCCCAAGTGTCCATGCTGGATAATCCACCTGTTCCTTATCTTCTTCGTCACAGACTTCAGGAAAAGGAAATCCAAGTGGCCAATACATGTCTGAGGTTTTTCTTTCTATTCCGAGTTTTAGTAATTCTCTCCCTTGTTCCTTTGTCGTACATATTTTCTCCATAATAAATCAAATAATATACTTTAATATAAGTGGCGCTCCGAGACAGCGCCACTTTTAAGTTAAAAAGATTAAAGATTAAATGCTGTGCAAGGACGTACATAGTTACTGAGGTACTTGTTGTTGTAGCCCAAGTTGCCACTACCAAAGTACAATATCCAACTGAAATGCTGACTACCCTCGCTACATGACCAGTAATAGTCATCTGTCTTAAAAGGATCTCCTCCTGCAAAAATTAAAGCCTCATTGAGTTTCTCTCTCATACGATACATTGCAACCAACATAGCAACTGTGGGAATAAATTCTCCCTCCTTAAGAGGAATTTCAGTACCAGCATCTACGATGTGTTTCATGTGAGATTCTACATCCCAGTCGAAAATAGAATCAATTTCGCCCTTATACAGAGGACTCTCAGCTTCGCATTTTTCGCTATCACTGACAAGAGAATATTGTTTTGGTAAATCTCTCAAAGCAATAGCGAATCTATGTCCCTGAAAAACAACCCCAATCTTTGATATATTTTCCTTCGAATTGCTTCCAGTAAATTCCTCTGCATGTTTGTCCGCATAAACAAGCATAACCTTGTCTGCTTTTCCGTTTCCATCAACCACTTCAGGATTATCATCTGCTTTCTTTTCACACTCTCTGTAAAAGCTCTCTTTGTATTCCATTACGAAATCAAATGCTTCCTTTGCTTTTTCCACGCTTCCCGTACTTGTCAGTAGAGAAAACTTCATTTTCTGATTAAATGTTAATTCCATATTTGCTAAAGTTTAAAATTTAATATTTCCCACAAACTCTGTCATATATCTTTGCACAAAGCTCTATATCATAACTTGCGTCATGAAGTTTTACGTCGTCTACCTTTACTCCAAGTTCTTTTGCTACTGTAGCCTGTTTGAAGTCTACCATAAGATATCTCTTGCTTGCAAGGAATGGGGTCGCAAGAACTAAGCAATCAAATGAATTGGACCAAAAATAAGAACCGAAGTATTTGGAGCCATTCCTTTCAAAGAAACTCCTTAAGAATTGGTCATCAAAATGCCTGTTATTGTATCCTACAAGGAAAAATTTATCTTTCTTGTCGTATTTATTTACATACTTATTCAGCATATCTATAAACTGAGGGAATACCTCTTCCATTGGAGGATAGTTACTGATTTCCTCACGAGATACATGCCCCACAGTCAGAGCCTCGTCGTCATACTCCGCCCCATTGTGTGGTGCGACCTTAAAGTCAAAGGTCTCAACGACAGAGCCATCTATAACAATTCGTCCAGACATTTGATAAACTCCATGCTTATCCTTATCAAGTCCAGTAGTTTCTAAATCATAAAATAATAGTTTCATAAATTTAAAGTTTTTAAGTTCATTGATTATTTTCGTCTATTTCCTTTTCGAAATTCCATAACCCCAGTTTACCTTTTGCAGGAATAGGCTTCTTAAATAGAATTGGTTTACGGACTTTCCAGTTCCAAACATTCTTTTCAGCCCATATAGAGCTATCATTTTTTACACAATCATATATCTCTATCGAACCTATTATCATGCCGCGTACTAAATATTTTCTGAAATCAGAATCCTCGATTTTAGCTTCACAAACAGCTTTTGCCTGCTCTTCTGTCAGGAAATCTGCAATAAATCCCGACCTTTGAGCTTTGCTTGCGTGAATCAGAATACGTCCACGAAAAGTTGTCCTACGTGTCCTATTCTCAATATCCTTAATGCCATTTACGAGTAACGCTGCCCATGGCTGTTTTACAGACAACACCTTCATATTGTAACCTCCTTATTACTATTCTTTATTCTTTGTAAAGAAACCTACAACAAATAACACCTCGAGTACAACTGTCGTAATTACACCAGCTATAAAACAGATAACATATAACATAATTATTTTCCCTTGAATATATTAAACTTTGAGCCTACACAGAAACCCAGTTTGAGACAAGCGTAGTCTTCTGGAAGAAATTTTCTGATAGACTCTTTCCAATAGATTTTTACTTTTGCTTCAGCATGAGCCATTACTATTGAACATACTCTATCAACAAAAGAACATACACTTACTCGCGTATATGTCCCTTTGCTTACCCCCGATTGGAGTCCGATTTTATATATATCACAATTTCCAATAGTTTTTGCTATCATTTGGTATGATAGATTAAAATCAATTACCGGCTCAATGCTTGCAAACGTTCTGATTCCTAATCTGTGACAGTACTCAAGAGCCCCTATTCTCTCTGAATTAGTTGCTGCACCATGCTCCATTGAGTCTATTCCTGTTAGAGTGAATCCTACACAAAGAAAATCCTTTGCTTTATCATTCTCAAAGATAAGTTCATTCGTTTCTTTCTCATATATCCATCTAACACATTTTGTTAGTACTGTAACAGGAATGTTCCTCGTTATCAGGTAGTCTATACAACGCTTTGTTAATGGCCATGTTTCTACAAGGCATGGATCCGTCATGAAAGAGAAGACCATTCCACCACTTCTTATGATATTTGCTCGATTCAATAGAACCTCCTTTTTAAAAATACTATAAGCATCTTCCTCGCTTTTGAATACCTTTTTTAACTTAGGCTCACCTCCCCATACGGAAGATAGAACTCCATGCTTGCA